TGTTCTTTTCGTTTAGAATTACAAATGATGTATCTGAAATGTGACTGGTAATGGAATCGTAATAAGTTTTATCAAGAGGTATTTCTACTTTATTTATATCACAACTTAAAGGAACGGTTGTTTCAATGGAATTTTTATTCCCAAAGCAAGCTGATAATAGTCCCAGTAAAAATATCTGTATAATTTTGTTTTTCATTTTTTTGATAAAAAAATAATCTGAGTCATTGCATGAGAGTTAATGAAACGATATACTTTTATGTCCATTGCTAAGACATTTTTTTTCTCTAGATCCTATATTGAAAGATACCGCTTTCGTTACTTGCTAAAACTTCAGTTGAATTACCTTGATAAATGTTTATATTAATTATTAAAAGTAAAGTAATTAGAATTGCAATCGTTTTCATATGTCATTATATTTAAAGTTTATATATAGGCAAATTTAAGGAATAATCTGTTACGTTGTTTTCAGTAATAGGACTTTAACTAAATTTCTTTTAGTTTTTTTTGACAACCTCAATAACATACTCTTTCGGATTGGCTATCAGTCATGCGTCTTTCTTTTGTTCTTTCAGAATGTTTGTGTCAATGACCCTGTATTACAATATTGTTTTAAATGTGTTGTATGTTGGTCTATATATAGTTTATTCTGTGCATTTTTTATAGATAAGATTTTTCTTTAAAATATTTGTTATAGCTTTGCTATCACAAATAACTGAATGTGTTTTTATTTTTAGATTCATTAAACTGGGATGTTGTAAGGCATATTGATAAGTAAAGCAGTTTGTAT